GATGATGTAGAACTCCCGTCAGCAGAAGTTTCTGTTGCTTGTGAAATCGCGGAAGAAATAGTTTGCGTATCTGTAGTAAAGTTTGTTAGAATTTCATTCTTCGCTGATACGCATGCTTCATATGTAAATGTCAATCTAGATCTATCTGCTTCTTGCGCTTTAGCATCAAGTTGCTTAATAAGAGTTTCTACATCAGCAGGATCGTCGAAAGCAATTGTTTTGTTGCTTTCAACATCATCAGTTTTAGCATTAGCATCATTAGTTTTTAACTGTGTTAGTGCTGTGATAATACTTGGATATGTGTTGGGTAACCACTCCACTACAGTTTCAATAGCGAGTAACCAAGTTCCGCCAGATCCTCTACCATGTAGAGAATCACGTTCTGCTGCTTTTATTTGATTGAGTTTAGATGCTGCATTAGAAGCAAGAGTTGCAGAATTCGCATCTGATCCTTCAAATAAAACTCTTCCATTCTCAACCTTATCCACAACAGAAAGTTTAAAAGTTTCTGCACCAAGTTGTTCTAATGTAGTTAAAATACCATTCTGAATAAACCTGAATGGATTTGTTACTGATGTAGTAAAACCAGAAGAATCAACAACACTAGCAGTTTTCTTTACGGAAGTAACGACTTTAGCAGAAATAGTTCCATTAGAAGTTAATTCATATGTGATCGTTCCATTATTAATTGTCTTAACAATTTTCTTAGGAACTTCTTTTGCCTCTACTGGAGAATTAGATGTTTTTACAGTTTCAACAGTAGTTTGTCCAGCAGGTGTTTCTGGTTCAACTGCAGGAGGAGGTGTTACTTCTTCATCCTTGACTATACTGGTAGTACCAGGAATTGGTCCAGGTGTTGCAACCTTTTCTGCGGGTAGCGCAACAGCATTGTATCCAACATCGAACCAATACTTCGCAGATACACCACTTGTATCTGTCTTGACATTTCCTCGTAAATAATTTTGTGTGGAATCAATATCCCAGCAAAGCGATAGTGCCAATGCACCAGCAAGAGTTTTCTTATCAACCGATTCATTTATTGCACGAGATGTCAGCAATAATTGATATGTAAACTTTAGTAGATTTGAAGCAGCGAGATCTTGCAAAAATGGATTTTCTATGAATCCTCCATGCATGTCACCATGATCTGTCAAAGCACCATCTGAATTCTTCATTGCTAATTGTGGGTGAACAGAAACATTAAATCTGGGATCACCACCATTAATTGGATAAATTAACATGTAGTATAATGCATTATTTCGAGCATTGACAGGTGCTTCAATTATTCTTGTTTGCTTAGACCTGTTGTACTTCACGAATCGACTATACCAACTTTCATATTCCTCGTTACCCTTCGAAGGAACAGGAATATTTGGTAGATTATTGCTGATCCATTTATTTAAATCGCTACCGAACATTCCAGCATCAATAAGTTGCGTTACGCCAAGTTTATAAACACCATACTCACCATCCGCATGAACAACAGTAAATTTCCATTGATCGCCAGTTTCTGTTAGTTGACCACCCTTTATTTCTAATAAATTGTATCCAGGACCAGGAGAAGTTTGTCCAAAATTATAAACTTTTTTATAGTATTGTAAAGTCATCGCTTTTTGAATTTCTTTCAAAAGCGTAACTACATCATCGCGAGTCAGAGAACCGATAGTTTCTTCTTCGCTCATGTTGATGCTATCAACTGTTGTAAAATACGGTGTAAATGGATCAGGTTTTTTCATTAGTTATACCTTATACTTATTTCTATAGAAGGCAAATTTCTTTTTTCTATCAGGAAGACCCAATACTCCTCCATTAATTGCTCTAGTTACCTTCTCAATATCGCCCCATAAATTATTTTTGCCGATTTTAGGTCGTTCTTTGTTGAAGAAGTAAAGTAGTATTTCTGCTGCGACTTCTTTAGTTGCTGCTAACTCTGGATTATTTTCTAAATCTCTTTTAATGTATTTTCCAGCGTTTCGATAATTAGTTTTCCAAGTAAGTCCCAAAAACCCTCTTCCGCGATATTTCTTTCCATCTCCTGGTTTCGTATTACCATTTTTTCTTGCTCTTTGTCTACCGTCTGGGTCTATACTTGTAATATCATACCCGCTATGAGCCTTTGACCCGTCTTTGCGTCTACCATTATTAATATAATTGTCGTCACCCACTTCTGTCATTTTCGTGAATCCTCCCGACTCATGATTGCATTGTGCCATTATCATAGCTTTGGCGAGCGGAGTATATCCATTTATTTTTTTACCATTAATATCTAACCAAGATGCCAAATATTCTTCCAAATCTTTTGCATTACCACTTGGTTGTACCACATCACCGATATCGCCACCAGAATCAGAATTACCGCTACCTGTTGCAGAATCACCAGAAGATCCAGATCCCTCGGATGGTGCACAATCTGCAGATGCCAGTCCTCCAGGAATTGAACCGACTGTACCGAAGAACATGGGGTGTTGCCCGTTTTCACCGTCAGCAAAAAACCCAACAACCCAAGAACCTTCTACTGCGCCTGTTGGTGACCAACCAACCCCAGAACTCCCCGCTGAGTTTGCAGGCATCACAGGAATTGCCCATGGAAGATTTTCTGATGGAAGTACTTCGTTATCTTCAGTGTGATACCCAATAATTCTTACTCGACACCTACCTAAACGCAGCGGATCGTTTCGATCCTCAACCACCCCAAACCACCAATAAAAGTTTGCATTATTGTTAGATGTAATATTGTCCATTGCCATGTTTTAACTTCCTATCTCACTATTGACACGTTCGAGAACCTTCGCATAACTTTTTGGATGTAATCCGTCATTCGAAGGGAATTCCGACAGTTTGATCGTTTTGTCACCATATTTAGATGCAACACCTTGAATCTTTTGTGCAATCGCACTATCATATGGAAGAATCCAGATAACTTTCTTAGATTGTGCTTTAATGGATTCTCTTACTGCAGTTGCATTTTCGGCAGTCTTAATATTCGGGAATCCCTTATCATTAGATCCCATTGATATGACTGTATAATCAGAACCACCTTTAGCAACATAGTTTTGTTTAATTTTATCAGTATTCCAACCAACCGTAGCATTTGTTGTTGCATCCTTGGCAGAAGTTCCTAGACCCTGTGCAATACTATCGCCGATAAACGAACCTTTACCAACTGGTTTCGTCGGCGATGCTGCTGGTGTAGCAGGATCTGTTGTGGTTGGTGCAGAATCAGAAGCTGGAGTACTAGTATCATCCGACCCACCAAGTTCTTCAACTTCATAAATTTCTTGCGCATAAGAATCTTTGGAAATTTCCAAAAACATAGTATGGCGCAACGGAGATATTTGATGGTGTATTGCAGTTATCATGTAGATACCTGTTACAAATTTGTCCCATATCAATGCTTCAGAATCCTCTTTAGTTTTCTCCCCGACGGACGGGTAATACAGGTTGATCATTCTACCAACTTCAGCATCCGTTCTTCCAGGAACTGTTATCTGTAATCTTAATGTGGTTAAGTCCATCAACGAACTATTTCTCTGTGACACAAATTCCTCAGGATGTAAGTCGATAGAATCTTCGGTCGAGTCCAACACACCAGGATTCACAGTAGAAACAAACGGTTTAGTGTCAGATGACCGCATCACATTAATCGGAAAAATCATTTTGTATTGTTTGTCGGTTTTGGTAGGGTCATTTATATCAATGTCAGGGAATGTATATGCTCCTGAAGATGGATCTAATTTTCCATCTTCCATGTGATCATATTGTTTATAGTTGAACCCATGATCATAATAGTATGCCGTATATTCTTTCTTCACCATGTTGAATGAGTGAACAGTGCTGGCAAAGTGACCTAAATCTTGACTCTTAATGACATCCAAATTAGTGATAAATTGCAGTGCTTCTATGGTCTGGAAACCCTTGACCAATGAAGAAACCGTTTGTAGATTGGTTAAATTGGTATTATAAACGAAGGCTGAATATATGTCTCCGTTTTCTAACTGATTTTTAACAAGACCCTCGATTGAGGCGAAATAAAATGCTTTGGTTGTTTCATAAAACATAAAAGTTGGAGATTTATTCAAGTTTCCAATAGATCGTTTCGCCAACCAATTTATGCACTGAAACGGCGACCACATCGGCGACACGAACGTTATTTCTGATTGGTGCGGTGAGTCGGCGATATACAGTTCGGTATATGCCGTTTCATCTGTGATATCATATGATGATTCGCTGCCCGTTTCAGGCGTTGCAGGATTGTCTGATCCTGTGCTAACTTGACTTTTACGATTAAAAAACCGTTCTGCTTTTATGTTTTCTTTAAAAATTTCAGCAACAATTTCGTCGGTTGGACCTTCGAATTTTTTACATATTTTTACAACATTATCAGAAGATGCTTCTATAGAGCAAAATAACAACTCATAATACTGCTCTCTGTCATTGTTTAGTTTACGATTCTTGACAGCATAAACTGAAAATGACTTCTGAATTTTATTAATAGGATCGAATGTTCCTAGATTACTTTTGGTATAACCACCCAACTCTGCCCATGGGGTTTGAATGTCCATAGTAAGAACCTCATCACCAATGATTGGTAATCTTCCAATAAGATTTAACGAATCGCGAATGATTACTGAACCATGTAGTGCAGGAGAAAAAATATCTTCATACAGATTTATTTCCATCATGAATGGTTTAAGATCTAATGGTTCTTCTGATGATATGACATTTAGAGTCAGAGATGAAATAATTACATCTCCTGGTTTTGTCATCGAGTCACTGATTGCTGGCGAAGGTTTAGATTTTTCTTGCCCTGTTGCGGGTTCTGCCATTATTAATTACCTACTAATCAAATTCGAGTATAAAGAAACAAATTCCGCCAAATATTTTGGTTCCAACATCTTTATTTCTCGTTTACTATTATTTAGTTCTTCTTCATATTCGTAATTGGAAACAACAACTGCAGTACCATTCGCAATATCAGTTGAATTATAATCCACGATTATTTTAAATGCATCAGATGTTCTATAATGGTGCGGTAAGTAAATTCCTGTTTCACCATATTTCTTTTTACAATATGCAAGTAAATCCGAATTACCCATTGGCCATTCTCTTCGCGCATCAACGATTTCATTTATTGTCATGATCACCCAATGATAGTCTGGGTTGCCATAAAACTTATCGGAAACTTGCTCGATTGTATAACCATCTGGAACAGTGATTGTCTGCAATAAAACAACATTACTCTTAAATTTATTTAGCGAGATTCTGCGAAATATATCAGTTACAAGTGTCGCGGTATTGGGTGTAATCGTATTGACTAACAATCGCGGGAACATAGAAAACAGCATATTAGTAACCCTTCTCAATTCTATCTGTAGTCAAAGTTTCCAATTCAGAGAACTGTAATCTAATAACTGCTTCAGTCGGACATCCGTTATCGAATGTGGTAAAACCTTCTGCACCATAATCAATAGTCATATCTGTTAACACACAGTTCGATATTTTTCTCACATAAGTATTCTCGGCACCATTATGATAATAGATTATCATAAACTCCGACGGATATGTTTGAAACAATCCATTAGGACTCATTGTTGGATGCATGTGTGAAGTGAACAACTCAAGTATACCTGCACCAATTCCTTCTGGGCGTCCAAAAACCATCTCTGCTTCAGCAGGAGTTCTTGGTGCAAATCTGTAGTCAAATGAGAACTTTCTAAATCCCATAGATCTAAATAATTGTTCTTTGTATGGGTTTTCTACTCTCTTGGAAGTTGCCTGTAGTACATTAGTAAACTGATCGAAACCAGCGATATTGGCGACACGACCTGCTTTTCTTATGAGATAGTCAGCAGTTTCTGATCCTTCAGTAAATAATCCGCCCACTGATGTTTTACCTGAAGCGAGACCGCCAATAAGCGCACCAAGATCTGCAGTTTCATAGTTGGCATTATATCCTGTTGACAGTTTGTCTGGAATGTATAGAACTATCTCGTCGCTACCAATTACTAGGCGTTGTTCCCCTGCGATCGCGCTGGCAGCAACACCTGCTGCAGCACCAGCACCAGCACCCAAAATTCCTCCGACGAGTCCTGCCGCCATTTTTACACCAATTGATACTGGACCACCTGTAGCGTTAGGATTTTTGTTTACAGCAGTACCACCGTTCTTGAGGAGTGAGTCACCAAGGGATGCGGCATTACCTGCGCCAACGGCAGCACCTATTGGGGCGCCAATTAACGCACCTGCTGCACCCGTTGCAATTTTACCATTTTCTGGATCGACTCTGTTCTGATCTGTCTGATCAAAAATTCTGCCACCACCAGTTGACAATAATTCTTTGCCTCGTTTCGTTCCCTCGCGCACGAGAGGATAGAAAACAACATAATGCGGATACTCTGCAGAGTTTCCGACATCCATTGGATAACGTCGTTGTCCGTCTTTATCCAGTGGTGTTTCTAAAAAATTAACAGGCGCAGTTCCTCTGCTGAACCTACTTTCTTTTTTGGGTTCAGGTGCCTTCGTGGGCGCAGCAGGTGCAGTTGTTCCTGGAGCAGGAGTTTGCGTAGGTGCGGCTGGTGCAGGAGTTAATGCCATCTAGAATAAATATCCTATTAAGTATAGAGTTTGGAATATTTATATGAGTTATGGCAAGGAATCTTTGAAAGGACTGTATAAAATACAGGATCCAAAGAAATACATTGGGAATCCAAACAATATTGTTTATCGCTCCAGTTGGGAACTAAAGTTTATGAAGTGGTGTGATAATAACGACAACATATTGGAATGGGGATCTGAAGAGTTACCCATACCATATATCTCTCCTTTAGATAATCGAGTACATAGATATTTCGTGGATTTTTATATCAAGGTTCAAGAAAAAAGTGG